TCAGTTGCGGCGTGCGGGGCTTCTGGACTTCCCGGAGTTGTCCGACTTCAAGGTCAAGCGAGAGGTGGGTGCTGGCAACGTGCCGACCCCGAAGGACGGCTTGGCCCCGATGGTAACTTCCGTACCGCAGGCAGACCGATGAGCGACCGAATCCGACAACTCAAGTCTCTTGTCAATGACCCGCGATTCCGCCGGAACGAGTTGGATCGCGACCTGCACATCGGGCCGCTGCTTCCCCAAGAGCCGCCCTTGCAGCCGGAATCCGACTACGAAGCAATGCGGATGATGCAGGCGCGCGATGTTTTTGCGGGGCCGCGCGACGGGCGTGCAGGCTTGTACCACCGCGAGCAAACGACGAACCGGGCGATGCCGAGCGGCATGAACGACTGGATCAAGCAGTACGGACACACCTACATCCCAGTCGATGAACCGGCAATGCCGCCTACTCCGCGCTACAGGTGACGCATGGATAAGCATGGCGACCGTGTCAGGAAACTGAAGTCTGGTGCATGGGCTCGCAAGGAGGGGCAAGACCCGGAAGGCGGGCTGAACGCTGCTGGGCGTGCGGCCTACAACCGCGAGAACAACGCCAACCTCAAGCCGCCGCAGCCGGAAGGCGGGCCGCGAAAGGAGTCATTCTGTCGAAGGATGAAAGGCATGCGAGAGAAGTTGACCAGCAAGGAGACGGCCAACGACCCCGACAGCCGGATCAACAAATCCCTGCGTGCGTGGGACTGCTGATGAGCGACAAGACCTGCACCGACTGCGGCAACTCGCTCCCGCAGACCACCGACAACTTCCGCCGCAAGCAGGACGGCACTTGGGATGCCCGCTGCCTCATCTGCCGTGCGAAGGTCAATCGCGGCAAGAAGAAGAAGCGGAAGGAAGCCGACATGCGTGCCATCGAGGATGGTGCGGTCAACACCTTCCTTCAGGGTGCAACGAGGGGTGGCGACAACATCCCGCACTCCAGCGAACTGCTGGAGCGGCTGATGGAGTATTTCGGCGGCTCGTCTGGGTTCGCCGCCATGATGGTCAAGCAGTATTTCGACTCTCCTCCGGGAGGTTCGCACCGCACGAAGTTGCTGGAGGGCGTCGTGCGTCTTGTCACGAAGAACACCGAACTGGGCGGGGCCAAGAAGCCGCTGGCCCAGTGGACGGACGAGGAGATCGAGGCGGAACTTGATTCCCGCCTGCAAAAGATCGCCATGAGTTTTGAAGGGAGACTGCTCAATGTCCAAGTCACGCCGCAAACCCCCAGCGATATCGCCGCTGCCTTCGGTCAAGCGTTTGGGCACGTTCCAGCGGGACGAGTTGAAGGAGATGCAGGCGGAACTGGCGGGACGCCGGATCGAAGCCTTGCGGCTCTACCGTCCGACCGACCAGCAGGAGGCGGTGCATCAGTGCCGGGCGAGCGAGATTCTGGTGCTGGGGGGGAATCGTAGCGGCAAGAGTCTCTGCACGTTCGTCGAGGACGCCCGTGCGGTGTGTGGCAAAGACCCGCACGGCAAGTATGCCGAGAAAGATGGCATCCTCGTCGTGATCGGGAAGGACTGGAAGCACATCGGTCTGGTCGTCTACCCGCTCCTGTTCATGGCGGGTGCGTTCAAGATCATCCGGGACGAGAACACTGGCGAGTGGCGTGCCTACAACCCGTCCACTGACTCCGCACGCGAGAAGGAGGCCAAGCCAGCGCCTCCGCTCATCCCGCCACGAATGGTTTCCAAGAAGTCGTGGATTCTCAAGTCCGCCCGCTACATCCAGTCCTGCACGCTGACGAACGGCTGGCAAATCTACTTCTTCTCGTCGGAAGGCGAACCTCCGCAGGGCTTTTCGGCCTCACGGGTCCACATTGACGAGGACGTGAACAACGGCGATGCGTGGGTTCCGGAAATGCAGGCCCGCCTCAGCGACCGCAAGGGTGTGCTGACATGGTCCGCGATGCCGCACTCCAAAAATGACGCCCTCCAGAGCCTTGCGGAGCGAGCCGACAAGTTGGTGGAGGACGGCGTCGAGAACCCGGACATCGTCAAGTTCCAACTGCGGTTCCTCGACAACCCGCACATTGACGATGCCGAGAAGCGGAAGCGTATCGAGGCGTGGGCCGCTCTTGGCGAAGACGTTCTGCGGATGCGTAGCGAGGGCGAGTTCATCAGCGACTCGATCCTCTGCTACCCCACGTTCGCCATGCACGTTCACGGGTTTGAAAGAGGCGATCTCGACCGGAACGTCGTTCCAGAAGATTGGTGCCGCTACGCCGTCATTGATCCCGGACACGCCGTCACGTCAGTGCTGTTCGGTGCCGTGCCGCCGGACGAGTCCATGCTCCTCGTCTACGACCAACTCTACATCCGCAACTGCAACGCCATCATCTTTGGCGAGAAGATGGCGGAGAAGTGTAGGGGCCAAAGTTTTTATGCTTTTCTTATTGACATGCACGGCGGTCGAATCCGGGACATCGGCTCCGGGCGACTGCCGGTGGAGTTGTACACCGAGCAACTCAAGAAGCATGGGGTCGCCAGCGAATCGACCGGGCACAGTTTCCTTGCCGGGTGCGACGACATCCCGGCCCGCATGGCGGCGGTCCAGAACTACCTGCACATCCGCCCGCAGGGCACGCCCATGCTGCGGATTCTGCGAGGGACTTGCCCCGACCTTGAGCGGGAAATCAAGCGGTACAAGAAGCAGACCCAGTTGGTGGGCGGCGTGTACGTCGTGACCGACAGGCCGAACACCAGAGGGGAAGTCCACGCCTGCCAGTGTCTTGAGTACCTGTGTGCCTATCGGCCTCGCTACCACCGGCCTAAAAAGGATGTCGGTCCCGATCCATGGTACGTCGAGTGGGCGAGGAAGCGCAAGAAGCGCCAAGCCGCCGAAGCCGACGAGTTCATCTTCTTAGGCCCACAGTCAGGAGCGAAGTATGCCGGACGAATCCTTTAGCCCGCCGAAGGTTCAGATTGGGGACTGCGTGTACTGGTACAGCGATCCGCTGACGTGCGCCGAGCCGTCGCTGGGGTGGATTTGCGAGCGTCCGGGCGTGCAGACCCTGAGCATCCTCTCGTTCAGCACCAACACCGGTTTCATCGAGCGGCCGAGCGTGCGACACCGCGACGATCCCGGCCTGCTGGAGAACGCCGAGTGGCGGAAGTGGGGCTGCTGGGAGTTCGCTCCGCAGACCGCCGCCCTCAAGAAACTCGACGGCATGATGGCACAGATTGCCGCCGCTACGGAGCAGTTGTCGCTTGCAAGGAAGCAGAACGGTGGAAACGCAGCCCAGAACCGGTGAAGACGCCCTGCGGTCGATTGCGCAAGGGTGGCTGAAGAAGATCGAACTGAGCCTCAAGCACAAGCGTCCCTTCAGTGAGGACGGCAGGGAGGCGATGTCGTTTTTCGACGGCCCGCACAACTGGTTCTGGAAGGACACCTACGCACGGCACGAGTACGGGTACAGCCGTGCCATTGCCCCGCCTGCGTTTCGCATGCAGGTGAACCGCGTGTTTGAGGCGGTCAAACTGTTCGGCTCCGTGATCTACCACCGCAACCCGGTGCGGAATGTCTCTCCCGCCCGCTACCCGTTCGTCACGCCGGAAGTCGTCGGCGTGGTGGACGAGCCGTCCATGATGGCGTACCAGCAGGCGGCTCAGGAGACGATGAAGCGTTCGGAGGTTCGCAAGGCCGTTGCCATGCTGATGGAGCGGTACTTGAACTACACCCCCAACGAACTGGACTTGAAGACGCACAGCCGCCGCGTGGTGGACGAGGCGATCATCAAGGGCATGGGCGTGTGGTGGACGGAGTTGGTGACGCCTCCGGGCTCCAACGTGTCGTTCGTCGGCTCGTTCGCGGACAGCGTGGACAACTTCACGATGGACCCGGACGCCACCGAGATCGAGGACATCACTTGGTGTGCGAGGCGGTGCGTCCACCCCATCGACCAAGTCGCCAGCAAGTACGGGCTCGACCGCGAGCAGTTGAAGGGGCATCTGGAGGGAGCGAAGCCGCTCGACCAAGAGTCGGAGGCCCAGATTTTCTCGGACACGGAGTACCCCTACAAGGGACGCCGCGTCGGCAAGTCCAACGAGTTGGTGACGTACTGGAAGATTTGGAGCAAGACGGGGCTGGGCGACCGACTCAAGGACACGCCGAAGGAACTGGTCGGTGCGTTCGATGGGCTGGGCGAGAACTGCTACATCGTGATCTGCGAGGGGGTCGATTTCCCCCTCAACATGCCGCCCGCCATGCTGGAGGAGCCTGCGGACGAGCAGTCTGGCGTGCCCGAGTCCTTGTTCCGTGCGGCCCAGTGGCCGATCCCGTTCTGGGCGGAGTCCAACGGCTGGCCGTTCGTGCATCTCGACTTCCATCGCAAGCCGGGATACGTCTGGCCGATCTCCCACATCAAGCCGGGCATTGGCGAGTTGCGGTTCCTGAACTTCGCCATGTCGTTCATTGCCCAGCGTGTCGCCACGAGTTGCGAGACGCTGCTGGGCGTGAGCAAGGCTGCGGATCAAGACATCAAGGATCAGATACTCGCGAACTCCGAGAAGGGGTTCAAGGTCATCGAGATCAGCGAGACGCTTGGCCGCAGTGTCAACGACCTCATCAGCGTATTCCAGTTGCCAGAGGTGACGCCGGAACTCTGGCGCATCGTGGACGCTGTGGCACAGCAGTTCGACAAGCGGGTGGGCCTGACCGAACTCGCGTACGCCATGACCTCCAGCCAGATACGGAGTGCCACAGAGGCCAACGTGAAGGCGGAGCAACTGTCGGTGAGGCCAGACGACATGGCGAACCGGCTGGAGGACTCCATGAGCCTTCTGGCCCGCCGAGAGGCGTTTGCCGCCCGCTGGCTCCTGAACCCGCAGGACGTGGAGCCGGTCATCGGCCCGCTGGGTGCGGCGGCATGGGCACAGCACGTCGTGACGATGGACCCGACCATCATTGCCCGTGAGTTTGAGTACCGGATCGAGTCTGGCAGTGCCCGGAAGCCCAACAAGGCGACGAGGGTCGAGCAGATGCAAGCGGCCCTCCAGACGCTGGGGCCGATCCTTCAGGGGCTGGTGCCGATGGGCGTGGTGGACCCGCTCAACGCCCTCATCGCCGACTGGGCGGACAGCCTCGACATCGACGCCAAGCCGTACCTCATTCCGCCCCCTCCGCCGCCTCCGGAGCCGCCCGCTGCCCCATCCCAGCAGCCGCCGCCTGCTGGCGCGGAGGGGGCGAGTGGCCCTCTCCCCGAAGAACTGCCTCCAGATGGGCCTCCCCCGCAGGTTCCGCCAGAAATGAGCCCGTGACGGGACACAAACCTATAGAGCCATGAAGCACGACCTGCCACACGACATCGCGAACGCCCCGCACGACGTGCAGGTTCACTACCTGCGAATGATCGAGGCTGGGCAGCACCCGCAGTTTGCGGAGATGTGCGCCCTTCAGCAGCCTCCGGGAACGCGAGGCACTGATCGGGCCTTCATGCAGGGGCGGCTGAACGGCAACTGGATGGACGGCATGCCCAAGAAGGTGGCAAACGCGATGCTGCGTGAGGCGGCACTGGCGGGGATCAGCACGACCGGCAAGTTCTTCATGGGCGGCATTGCGGACAAGCGTGGCTTCAAAGACCCGGAGGCGTGGGTTGATGGCGCTGGCGATGTGCTGCGGGTCGCCAAGAAGCGTGACCTAGAGGTGCATGGGGCCGTCGAGTACGTCCCGCCGCAGAAGGGTCCGCCGAAGGAGGTGGACATCAACCCCCGCATCCTTCGCGAGCATGTCCGCGAGGCTATGCGTGCCGACCCCAAACTCAAGCGGGGCGAAGCCATCGAGAAGGTCAAGGACAAGATCGTTCCCCACTGGAAACGGAAGAAGCAGTAATGCCCAACAAGATCGAGCGACTGAGCGTCGTGAGTGCCCCGCTGGCGTTGACTGCCAGCGCCAGCACGACCGCCCGCATCCCGTTTTCGTCCACTGCCGGTGCCATCTTCACCGTCGAGGCGGTCAGCGGGGCGACCACCATCAACTGGTTCGTTGCGATGGGCACGGAACTGACTCCGATTGTCGCGAACGACGGGAGTGCCGCCGTCACCACCGCCATCGCCAACAACACCGCGTACCCAGTGCCTGACGCACTGTTTGCGGCACCGTTCATCGTGCCGGTGCTGAACTCCGGAACCGCCACCATTCGCATGGCGTTCAAGGGCTGATGTATTACGCTGCGCAGGACATCATCGAGTATCTGATGGCGTCCACGAACGGCGGCGCTCAGGACAGCGAGCATCGACTGCTGCGCGCAGCCGCCCACAACGGCTACCGGGACGTGATTCACGCCCGCGACTGGAACTGGCACATCAGCGAGGCCACGCTGTCCGACGACACGCTTGTCGGCAGCGGCGACGGCATCACGACCTACACGCTGCCCGAGAACGTCAAGAACATTGACGCCCTCGTGCCGCCCGAGAACGTCTCGACGCCCACCGTCTACGTCACCCCGACTGACTGGTATCGGGTGGACATCAAACTCCCGACGCTCAACTCGCCCATCTACTGGACGATCATCAAAGACCCGGCCGCTGCGGATCGCTGGCTCCTGAAGTTGGCTGGCGACCCCCAGACGGCGATCTACAAGTACACGTTCCGCCGCAAACCCAAGATGCTCAAGCACATGGGCTATGAGCCGCAGGTGCGGGCTGCTGGCTTCACTGTGCCCGGTGCCGTGAAGCGATACGGAACCGTCAACACGTTTCCCGAGTCCATGTACGGCATCAATCCGTTCACGGCTCAGGAGATCATCGGGCTGGCTGGCAGTCTGGTCGGCACGCCTCCAGCCAGTGCCAAGACCGCCGTGTCGGACTACCTCGACGTGTCCGAGAATATGTACACGGCAGTGCTGAGTGCGGCGGAGATGTGGATGGCACGGCTCATGGGCAAGAACATCGAGGGTGCGACAGCGATCTACAACCGCGACCTCCGTATGGCATTTGAGTCCGACACCACTGCCCCGCTGTCTGGCACTCGCAATGGCGGCATGTTCATTGGGACCGCGAGGGCTCTGGGCTACTACTCGCCAAGCGGACCTGACACGGGGGTTTGACGCATGCGAGCGCAGGACTGGAAGGGGCTCGTCACCGACGCCAGCCCGTACGCACTTCCTCCGGGAGCGGCGACCGAGCAGGTCAACCTTCGCTCCAACACCTCTGGGCAACTCACCTGTCGCGGCGGCATGCGGGCCGTTGCGTTCTCCAACTTAGTGGGCGAGGAGGTGCTGGACATCTACCCGCACATCGCCAGAGGGCTCGACTCCCTGATCGTGTTGAAGCCGAACGGCGAGATTCATGTGTGGGCAGATGCCTCGCTGGAAGACCCTCCCGGACAGCCGACGATTGATGCGCTGGCCCCATCCAGCGGCGGGGTTCACAGCAACTACATCGGGCAGTTCCGGGCGCACGGGGGTGAGCCGCCGGTATGAACAATCAGATCAGTTTCGGATTCAACGCCTCAAGGCCCATCTGCTGCGCTCGTGGCCGATACGGCGAAGCCATCATCACTCAGGGCGGCGGCGTAAAGCCCAAGCGGTGGTCCGGCGCTATTCAAGACATCGCGTACGACGCTGGCCTTGACCCGCCCGTGAACGCTCCTGTCATTACCGTCAACAACACAAAGAGGTACTACGTCGCTCGCGTCGATGTGACCAAGCCGGGAGCCTGCTACAACGCGCCTCCCGCCGTCACGTTTGCGCCACCCGGTTCGCCGCCACCCAACTTTCGGGCCGCAAAAGCCACTGCTTACCTGAGCCAGTCTGCGGTGGGCGAAATCCTCGTTACCGATGGGGGCAAGAACTACCTTGAGCCCCCAGCGGTGTCGCTGAGCAACACGCACGGCACCGGCGCAGTTCTGACCGCCTCGCTCGATGGCACGCCGCCGAGTGCTGACGGGCTGCATCACTGGGAGATCGTGGAAGGCCCGCCGTTCGCAGACGAAACCGAGTTGCAGTCCGGCGACCGGTCGATGTTTGCGGCATGGCGTCCCGTTACGCTTACGATTCCGGGAACAGGTTCGGTCACGGACACGTTCACGATCATTGGCTGGGACTGCGCCAGCCCCACGCCGATCTCGATACCACTAACCCTGTCCTACACCGTCACTGGGGCGG